GGAACAACTGCCCTAGATGCAGTACGAAGTTGGTAAACACCACCCATAGGTGCTGTTCTAGACACAGTACGGGATCTCTTAGGTGGAGTAGGATAGGAACTAGTTCTACGTCTTTTTGGATATGCCATTGATTTAATTTTTCGAACTAAACCTTGAGCGCCTACAGCGACACCAGCTATTGTTCTTCTGAAACCTCTTCCGATGTTTCTCTTAGCGAACAAGAAGTCCGCACGAGCTTTGTTATGCTTAAAGTAATACGCTTTATCATGTAACATAGCTGTTCTATCAAAAGCGTCAATAGGGCGCACACTAGGATCGTAAGTACTAATCTGCTTCCGGCCTGCAGACCAGTTAGGTCCAACATAATTTCCATATCTCATTATTTTTTGGGTGATTGGGGAGAGGCGTGTGTGAGACGTTAATAAATGTCACTCGACACGCCGATCTGTAAGGTAATACTCTGTGACGCTGCGTGTCACAGGGGACCTTACAGATGGCGTTTCAACTCCCTAAAAAATGAAATGTCAGGTACAGCAAGATGGTGGATGCTCACAATTAAACATGAACAATATGTGCCATATTTGCCGCCTGGAATTAATTATATTAAAGGGCAATTGGAGCAAGGTACCACCACAGGGTACATCCACTGGCAAGTCGTATGCAACTTCAAACAACCTGTACGACTGGCTGCTGTCAAGAAGATTTTCGGAGATTCCATCCACGCGGAGAAGACTAAATCCGACAAGGCGCTAGATTACGTTTGGAAAGATGAAACTTCTATTGAAAATACTCGTTTTGAGCTTGGCGACATTCCGCTCAAACGCAATGACGCCACAGACTGGGAACGAGTATACAGTTTGGCAGTTGAGGGCCAATTCACTGAAATTCCGAAAGACATTCTGGTTCGATGCTATGGAAATATTAAAACCATTCGAAAAGACAATCTACGACCTACTGCCGTTCACAGGACAGTACACGTTTTCTGGGGACCCACCGGAACAGGAAAGTCTCATAGAGCTTGGGAACTTGCAGGATGGGACGCATTCCCAAAAGATCCTTGCACAAAATTCTGGGATGGATACCAAGACCATAACAACGTTGTTATCGATGAATTCAGAGGGGACATTGGAATATCCCACGTTCTGCGTTGGTTCGATAAATACCCAGTTATCGTTGAAGCCAAACACGGAGCTTGTTGTCTCAGAGCCGAAAACATATATATCACATCCAACCTTGACCCGAGAAATTGGTACCCAAACATTGACGACCAAACCAGAGACGCACTAATACGGAGATTGAGTATTGTTAGAATGGAATTACGTTTTGTTGAATAAAGCACGCTTCGCTACGATCTTTAACATAATCATCCCACTAGTGTATGGGTTTTCCTACTGCGCGATGTGGCCCCTCGTACTCGCGCATCCGGACGCTAAAGGTCCGGCGGCGCCAAGTGCACGAGCGAGGGGCTTACATCTTGCGGTTCTTTGAAACGCTTATCTAATCAACAGGCCACTAAGACCTAACCATTATTTTCCAGATAAATGGAAGAATTAATTGTAGCTTTAGAATATTCTAATGGGTTTAGTAAGAACATCAGAGGACGCAAACTGGATTCGAATGCAGAAGCTAGCTCAAATGCGGAATGCGTCCAACGGAAACACTTGGGAAGAATACAACCTTGCATTCAAAGACATCATAGAAATAGAGGACGAATACTCTTTGGGAGTGTTAGAGAATAGACCCATAAGACAGCAAATAGCTTTATTGAGGGAAAACAGTGAACAACCACTATGGATTGACGTTTAAGCTTGAATATATGGCTTCGAAATATTGTTCTTGTAGTATTTACCAAAACAACTAAAGTCGTATTCGTATCCAACACTTAACAATACAGGATTTTCATCATTAGTACTTTTTAAAGTATGTTCAGCGGCTATCATAATAGCTCTTCCTACAGACCACTGGTCACCTTCACCTGTGTAAACACCAGGAGTTCCTGCAGTGGTCTTCCATGGATGCTTCTCATAGATTGCACGCATCCACTGCACTAGACTCTTGGTTACAGTATGATGGACATTGTACTTCTTAAAGTTACCGGGTTCTAGTACACCAGCTTGATATTGTTTAGTAGCTTTAAAGGAGTGCTTAGGAGGAGGGTTATCATAGAAAGTGGTTCCAGCAGTGTTCAAAGTATTAGCACCAGACACAAACCTTGGATTAAAACCTTCTGACTGAATCACTTTTAACCCACGCTTATGCAATATATCAAATGCATTACCGTACGTATTATACTTAGTAAGATCTAGAGGATTCCGATTAATATTAGTAGTCAACTCCTGGTTATCAACTGTAGTATCTGCAGCTTTCGTAAGATTTTGTATAGTCATCTCAACTTTACCTCCAACAGTGATTTTTACTTGCTTAGCATTTAAAGTATAACCATTCTGGGCATCAGTAACTGAAGTATAAAATAAACAGGACACTATTTCAGGACAGGCAGGATTAGGTAGGGTACTAGAACCAGAGGTAGTCTGATGTTGAAGTACACTAATCAATACGTCCCGTATTTGATTAGCAACATCAATATGTTTACCTGTTGCTAACGTAACGTTAACACCTAGCGTAGTTATAGCAGTAGGATTATCGTAGTAAGTACACTCAAAAACCCACTGCGTTGTGCCAATAGGTGATGTATCATTCCAGTCATCTATGTACAATTCTAACTTATTGTTAATAAATAACTTGTACAATACACGTGCTATATTGGTTAACACCAATCCGGTAGGGTGAGTGAACGCTCCAGCATAAACAACTTGGTTATCGGACACTTCAGCATTGAATTCTGCGTGACCGGTTATTCCATGCTTATTAGCATAAGCAGAGTCTATTAAGGCTGTAGGGGACATACGTTTCTTTCTAGAGTAGATTCTGACTTTAGGTTTACGAGCTCTACGTAGGGGATAAGGAGACTGTAAATTGCGAGGACCCATATTGAATTGTTTAGCAGTCATGGTTTTACCTGGCATAGTAATCTTTCGAGCATATCTAGGTGCATATGTTGGAACAACTGCCCTAGATGCAGTACGAAGTTGGTAAACACCACCCATAGGTGCTGTTCTAGACACAGTACGGGATCTCTTAGGTGGAGTAGGATAGGAACTAGTTCTACGTCTTTTTGGAT